GCGACCGCATCATCAACGTTGTATGCCTTGCCAGCCTCCAGCTTCTGGAAACCGGCACCGGCAAAGAGGTTATTAGCCAGGATCTTTACAAGTGCCATGATTGCTCCTTAAGAGGCGTGAACTACCGAGAATTTTCCGTTGATGTCCTGCTTGACCATCAGACCCATTGCACCCCAGGTGCGCCAGATGTAATCGCTGTTGTAGAACTGGCGCGGGTCGGCAACTGTGCCGATGGCCTGACCTACAATCGGAGCGATAACGCCGGCAGTCAGCGGAACAATCAGGATTTCGTTACCTGAAAGCTGCGCATCCTCTTTGATGGCTGCAATACCAGACAGCTTCAGCAACTCTTCCATCACGGTGCGGGTTGCATTCACATCGAAGTAACGCTCAAGGTTCGACATGATTTCAGCAGAAACATACCAGGTCTGCGGAGCGTACTGGTTGTTGGTAATGCGGACCGTATCGCGCAGCGCAATGGCGTTTGTGCGCAGTGCAACCGGATCGGTACTGGTCGCGAAGTTGATGGTCAGTGTTACCTGAGCAACACGCTCATCTTCCTTCAGGCCCTTCCAGGTCAGCCCATCAAACTGAGCGAAGTTTCCGGATTTGTCGCGGAAGCCGTTGAACATGTAATCAACGTACTGGCGCTGCACGTCCTCTACCGATCCGCGCTGAGCATCAGCCTGGGACTGAAGAGCCGAAGGGCTGTTGAAGATCGGGTCACGCCACTCGAATTTGAAGCCCGAGTCATGGATAGGAACCATCGTACCGTCGAAGGTGTAACCCTTCGCATCCAGTGCCGCGCCAATCTGGCCTGACATTGAAGTGTGCGCCCAGCCACGACCACCGGTACGCGCATAATCGTAACGTGACTGTTCAATGCGCACTGAGCGGGACAGCGGCATCAGATCATTCAGCAGGGTGAACTGAGTTGTTGGCTCAAACTGTGCAAGTACTGTGGTATCAAATGCACGATACAGGCGGCGAATGTCGTCTACAGCGTTCACTGCGTCAAGGCGAGCGCCATCTTC